GTGGTGTTCAAGGTTGAAGGTGCTGGTGTGCTCGACACCGCGCTGACTGCCAACACGAAGTATTTCGTCGTTGACACCAACAAAACCGCGATTGCTGTGTCCGCCACCAAGGGCGGCGTGCCGATCACTCTTGCTGGTGCTGGCGGCCAAGCCGGCTCCGGCATCGCCTCTCTGGCTGCCGCTACTGCTGGTGCGGGCTACGTCCCTGGCACCTACACCGATGTCCGCCTGGTTCAAACCGTTGGCGGCAGTAGCGTTTCCAGCGCTCGCGCCACTGTTGTGGTTCCTGTTGGCGGTGCTCTGAATGCCGGTGCTCTCACGATCACTGCGGCTGGCAAGGGCTACACCACCGGCGCTGGCACCATCTCCTTGAGTGGCGGCCGCAACGCTTCTGGCGATGCGATCGACAAGGCGGCACCCGGTACTGCTTTCAGCGGTACTGCCACCCTGACTACTGCTCGGGAGAACACCACCGGTCACATCAACGTGTCCTACGCGGAATATAGCGTTACCTGTATGGTTCAGGAATGGAGCTTAGATTTTTCACGCGAAAGTATTGATATCACCACCCTGCCTTGCAGTACTGGTGGTGAGGCTGACAAATACGCCAGCTTCCGTACAACCATCCCTGGTTACGCCAGCGGTTCGGGTTCGATGAGCGTCCTGTTCTCTGGTGACAACACCAGCCTGAGCAGCCGCCTGATCGCTAACTCGCTGCTGAAGTCCCAGGCCGGTGCGACGGTGAAGCTGTATGTCAACGCCATCGAAGGTGGTGGTGGCGTCATGGACGACACCCTGTCGTCCTATATCGAGGCGCCTGTCTCGCTGGAAGGTTTCTCCATCTCGGTGAACACCTCCGACGCGATTGTGGCTTCGATCAACTTCAGCCTGTCTGGTCCTCCCAGCCACCTGTTCAACCTCAGCCTCGCCTGATACAACAGGTCTGAAGACCAAGGACCTAAGCCTCGCGAAAGCGGGGCTTTTCTGTGTTTATCCTTAGTTGGTCGGTGGTGACTCCCGGCCGGGCAGTGTGGGGGGCTGATGCCCTCCTGGCCTGTCTATAGTGCTAGAGAGTCACACGAATACGCATGGCTACAGCACTTGAGCGGCTAAAGGCAGCCGTAGCGATGAAGGCTACCCGTCGCAGCATCACGCTGCCGAACGGTGATGAGTTTGAGTTTTACTCCAAGCCTGTGACCCTTGCTCAGCGAGCAAGAGCGCAGAAGACGGCGGGGAATGATAACCCTGCTGATTTTGCGCTTCAGTTACTTGTCATGCTTGCGCAGGACGAGAACGGCCAGAAGCTATTTAGCCCTGGCGACGTGGCAGAACTTCGCAATGAGTTGCCTGCCAACGTGGTTGAAGGCTTGATGCTGCAGCTACTGCAGGATGCAGAGCCCGAGGAGAGCGACGAAGCGCTCGACCCAAAATCATCCGCAAGCAGCTCGAAAAGGACAACTTCTTAGTGCTACAGCTAGTGGTAGCCGAAAAGCTTGGCTACACGCTGGCAGAATTACAAGAGCGGGCCACAGTCGAGGAGATGTTGCTGTGGTCTGCTTTTTACGAGTACCGCAGCGATCAAGAGAAGGCCGCGATCGAGAAGGCCCGTCGGCGTCGGTAGGCTGGTGACAGCGCTGCGCAGGGAACTTGGCGACTACTTACGGGGTCGATCTCAAGTTCTCTGCCAATACGCGGGAACTCGACGCCGCGATGGCGCGGGTCAACAGCTTTGACGGTGCCGCGAAGAAGCTGCAGTCCACGGTCAATAACACCCGTCTGGATGCGCTGAACCGCGCGGTGGGTGCATTGCCTGGTGGGGCTGGTGCTGCTGCCAATGGGATGCTGGGCCTGGCGAGCCGGATCAAGGAAGTCCGTGATCAGTCAAAGGCTGCTGCCGCTGAAGTGGTGGCACTGCAGGCAGCGATCAACGCGAAGAAGATTCAGCTAGGTGCCAAGGGCGGCATTGGCGGTGAAAGCCTGAAGCGTGACATTGCCGCGATGGAGTCAGCCCTGGCCAGCTCGGGTAGCTCCGGCGCTGGGATGGCTGCGGGCCTTGGCCTAGCGGCTGGCGCCACCGTGGCCTTAGGGGCAGCTGCTGTGGCGGTGGCAGTGCCGATGGTCAAGTTCACCAATGAGGTGGATCGCAACCGGCAACAGCTGACCCTATTCACCAAAGATCTCAAGGTCACCAACGAGATCATCGGCAGCCTGCAGAAGACGGCTGACGCAACAAGTCTCGGGCTACCTGGCCTGCTTGAAGCCACAAAGGTGATGAGCGCCTATGGCATTGAGGCTCGCAACGCAGGCGCGGCCACCAAAATGCTGGGCGACCTGGCACTGGGCGATAACGAGAAGCTGCAGCGCTTTGCTGTCAATTTTGCGCAGATTGCCAGCCTGGGCCGTGCTTACACGGTGGACCTAAAGCAGTTCGGCATGGCCGGCATCCCGATCTTTGACGCCTTGTCAAAGGTCACCGGCAAGAGCACTGCCGAGATCATGAAGATGGCCGAGGAGGGGAAGGTCACCTATCCCTTGGTCGTCAAGGCGTTGCAGGAGCTGACGAAAGAGGGCGCGTCGTTCTATGACGGCGCAGCGCGTGGCGGCACGGATCTTGACCGTTCGCTGAACCAACTAACTGGCAGCTGGGAGAAGCTGAGCCAGATTGTTGGTACGGCGTTGTCGCCTGCACTGGTATCAGTAATCAACGGCATCAAGGATGCGTTAGACGGTCTGCTGTCTGCCATTGAAGGTATTGGCGCTGCTACCAAGGCTGTAGCAGAAGGTCCTGTCGGGAAGTTTGTCAGTTCTTGGCTTAATGGTTTAAAGCAGATTGTTGACTTCATCAAAGAGAACCCAGCTTTGGCGGCTGTGATTCCAGGAGTGGGCGGGGCAATCTCTGGCGCACTGGGGCTGCAGAAGTTTGGGCGTGATGCAGGCAAAGAGAAACCTGGCAGTAAGAAGGACGATGCAGCAGAACGCGCCAAGCTGGCTGCGGACGCACAAGCGAAGGCGCAGCGTGATGCACAGGACCAGCTAGCAAAACTGCGCAAAAGCGAAGCGGAGAAGCTGGCAAAGATCGAGCTGGATAAGTCGCGCAGCTTGGCTGATGCGCGGCTGGGTTACGAACAGCAGCTATCTGATTTCCGTGTCAGCCAGTTGCAGAAGATTGCTGACATGGAGCGGACGCTGCTGGATGAGCGCCGCGCTGCTGAGTTCAAGCTGGCGCAGACGCAGGCTGATGTGGCGAGCGGTCGCCGTGTCGGTGACCTGTCCAGTCAGATCCTGAGCGGGAAGGCTGCTGGCAAGGACACGACACAACTGGAAGGGGCTAGGGCGGCCGAGGAGTTGATGAACAAGTCGGCGCGGCAGCGTGCTGAAATTCAGTTCAGCTCGACAACGCGCACGATTGAACTGGAGCGCCGGCTGACGGATTTCAAGCGTGAAGCGCAGCGTGCATTGGGGCAGATGCAACTGGGCTACACGCGACAAGTGGATGACATCTTGCGCAAGTCGGGCATTGCGTTGTCGGACGAGATGGTCAAGGGCGCCAAGGCGGCAAAGGAGATCCTGGAGTCGGTGCAGATGCCAACGCCAGACGGTGGTAGTGGTGGTAGTGGTGGCGGTGGATCCGTCAGCGTTGCCACTGGGGCATTCGCGCCGTTGAGCAAGTTGATCGGCGGCCATGAAAGCTATGGCGGCAACTACGGGGCCTTCAACCGCGGCGGGTCCAACAACGGTCACACCGCCCACGGCAGCGGCATCGACCCCAATCTGACCAATATGACGCTGGCTGAGATCCAGCGTCGGCAGCTGGCACCAGGTGTGCCGAAGAATCAGCAGCTACATGCTGTTGGCAAGTATCAGATCATTGGTGGCACGTTACGCGGCCTGTTGAACGGGAGCTACGGCAACACTGGCGTCAAGTCAACCGACAAGTTCACGCCCGAAATACAGGAACGCCTGGGTGCTGCATTAGCGCAGAACCGAATTGTCCCTGGCAATGTGAATGCTTCGATGCGCGGGTTGCGCAGCGAGTGGATCGGCCTGCAGTATGCGCCAGACAAGCAGTTGCGCGCAGCGGTAGAGGCAATGATGAGTGGCCGCGGAGGGGCGGCCAACAACATCGTGCCCACAGCGCCAAGGCTTCCTGCGCCGACTGGCGCAATGCCATCAGCCGCAGGCATTCCGACCACATCGCCTGGCCTGGAGGCCGCCAACGACAGCCTGAAAAGGCTGGAGGCTGACCAGAAACGGCTTGACCTGCTGCGTCAAGAGCAGGAGTTGACGCAGGGCTTGTCGGACAAGTTGACCACGATCATTGGCGATCGCAATGCCGAGCTGAAGTCAGCGCAGGATCGGAACAGGCTGGAGCAGCAGACACTTGAGCTGATGCGCGGCGGCGTCAGCCCTGAGCTGGCTAAGCAGCTGGCTACAAATCAGCAGTTTGTAGAGAACTCCACCAAGCAGCTGGAAAGTCAGCGGGCCACGCTGGAGGCGGCGGTCAAAGAGAAGGACATCACCGAAGAGACGCGGAAGGAGCGGCAAAAGTTGCTTGACCTGCTGAATAGCCAGATTGGTGCGCAGCCTCAGCTGCTCAGCGGCCTCAATCAAGAAGCACAGCAGACGCAAGCACTGACTGATCAACGTGCCGCGATGGATCAAGCCAAGTCTGATGCGCAGGGCATTAGTAGCACCATTACCGGCGGCCTTAAGGATGCAATCAAGGCGGCAATCACTGGTGGTGATGTAAAAGCAGCGCTCAGCAACATGCTGGGCAGCCTTGGTGATCGGCTGCTTGATATGGCGTTCAGGCCCTTGGAGCAGATGTTGACTCAAGGTCTGACCAACATGCTGACACCAGCGGCGAATCAGCAAGTGCAAGCAGCGTTCATCATGCAAACTGCCAGCACGCAGATGATTACAGCGGCCAATACTTATGCAGCGGCAATGGCGGCAGGAGCTGCTGGCGGAGGTGGCGGGTTCAGCCCGTTGAGTTTGATCGGTCCACTGCTTGGTGTTGCTGGTGCTGGGTTCGGTGGTGGTGCATTCGGTGCAGGGTTTAACCCTCTGAGCACCGGCAATCTGTTCCCCGGGGGAATCTTTGAAGGCGGCGGCTACACCGGTAACGCACCGCGTGCTGGTGGCCTGGATGGGAAGGGGGGCTTCCCAGCCCTGCTCCATCCCAATGAGACGGTGGTTGACCATCGCTCTAGCGCGGCACGCTCTGCCTTGAATGGAGGCGGCAGTGGTGGCGGCGCCCCTTCACTGACGCTGAATGTAACCGCAACGCAGATTGCAGATGATCGCTGGGTGAAGGTGGACGACCTTGATGCAGCGATGAGTAAGGCAGCGCGGCAGGGTGCTGCCATGGGCGAACGCCGCACACTGGACCGCCTGCGCCAGTCACCTAAGACTAGAAAGGCGATTGGGATCTAAGCATGAGCACCTTTCCCTCCATTGTTCCTAGCGGGCGCAGCTATAGCCCCGGCCAGCTACCTGTCAGGAGCTACAAGACCCTGGGCGGCGCTATCTGGAAGCGCAGCTTCAGCAACACCCGTTCCGGTCACGGTCTCAGCTTGGACTTTGAGAACATCACCGACGCGGAGGTCGAGCAGATCGTCGCTCACTACGAAGATCGCGGCGGCAGCTTTTATCGCTTCACCCTGCCTGCTGCCCTGTTCGCTGGGATGAGCAGCGGACTTATTGGCAGATTGCAGGCACCGCCCAATATCCAGTGGGCCTATGCCGGTGAGCCGCAGATTACGTCTGTGTTCCCTGGGCGTAGCACCGTCAAGGTGGAGCTGATCGGCGAGGTGGCTTACCCATGAACATCAAGATCTGCCAGCTGCTGCACCTCAAGATGCGCAACGGCACGGAGCTACGGGCGCAGAACTACTTCGTGCGGCAGACCTACCGCTTCCTTGGCAACGACTATGTGTTCGTGCCGTT